AGAGTGGACTAATGATGACGCTTGGAAGATTCTAGCAGGATGAATTTATTCACGGAGCGCAAGCCAACTCCGGCGAAAGCTTAATGCAAGAACCAAAGGTTCAAATCCTTTATCAGTAGAATCGGGTAGAATCCCCGCACGTTACCATTTTATGCGGTAATAGCTCAATTGGTAGAGCGGTAGTTTTCCAAACTACTTGTTGCAGGTTCAAGTCCTGCTTACCGCTCCA